AAAAGGTTATGAATGTCTTGTAAATGGTAAAGACTATACTTCTAAATAATCAGCTAATCTTTGTTCAAATACAGTATGTTTGAGTTCACCATTTTCTATTCTAGTAACAACTGAAGCATGAGTTCCAACTTCTTGTGCAACATCTTTTTGAGTTAAGTTTTTTAATCTTCTTTTGATCCTTATTCTTTCATTTAAAGCAAAGGTATCTTTATGCTGCTCAAATTCCTGTAGAAGATCAAACAAAACTTGTTCTGGATTGTTTCTATGTTTCTTGCACATAAAAGACAAATACTGTTTTGTAACTCCTAATTCTTCTCCAATCTGTCTAAAAGACTTATTGTGAAAAATGTGTTGTTTTTGTATTTCTTTAACATCTAATCCCATAATAAAAAAACTTATATGATTTTTTTATATTTGACAAGTAATAATTATTTATGTAAATTTAACTAAAGGTTTGGAGGTTATCATGGCAGTTAAAAAAGAGAACATGCGAAAGGGTTCTGGCTTTTTCAGACAACAACACGATCAAAATAAAGAAGATATGAAAAAGAAAAACACCAAAGCCCACAAAACTCGTAACAAAACATTAAAAAAAGGTTGGGACAAAAGGAGGAAAGATTAATGTTCATGCACCAAAATGCAAAAGAAGATACTGGTGAAAAAAGAAAGCAAAGAGTAGCCAGAGCAAAGAAAACTAGAGATGCTTATTATGCAAATAAGAAGTCTAGTAAGGAGGTAAAAAATGGCACTAAAACAAGTAGCAAAGGGAACTAAAGATGTAACCATAGATAAGGTTATAGGTAAATCTAGTAATGGTATCGAAGTTAATGGACAAGCATACTGGTTTTCTAAGAAGTCTGGACAATCAGTTCAGTTTGATGCTGGTGATGTAGTTCAATTGTCATATACTCATTTAGTAGATTCTGAATCTGGAGACAATGTATTTATGATACAAGATTTAGATTCAACATCTTCAGACAAAGATAAAATGATTGACAAAGCTGTAGGAGAACATGTATCAGAGTTTGATGCTAAAGTTCCTAATGGCTTACCAACATTTAGCAATAACAGTAGCAACAAACAGGTTCAAGACAAAGATGAGAAGATCACGAATATGAACATCTTAAACAGAGCTGTTGATTATTGTATTGCAACGGGCAATTTATCAGATGCAGATATCTTAGAAAGATGTAATCGATTTAAGCAAATGTTATCTGAATTTTAGTATATAATAATGTTGGGGAGTGGGAGTCTTCTATCCTCCACCTTGAAGCGACAACCAACCCACTTCCCTCCATACAAAGAGGTAAAAATGGATAAACCAAATTATTATGCAGTAATAACTGCTGATGTTAGATACGATAAAAGACTTACATCTTTTGCGAAGTTGATCTTTGCAGAGATAACAGCATTAACAAACAAAGAAGGTTATTGTTGGGCAAACAATTTCTTTTTTGCAAAGAACTTTGAAACAACAGAGAGAACAGTTCAAAGAGCTTTGTCTACATTGGAAGAGTATGGATATATAAGAAAAGAGTTGTTAAATAACAATACTGAAAGAAAACTGTATATATGTACGACAAAACAGTCAGAGGGGGTAGACAAAACTGTCACAGTAACCAATGACAAAAAGGTCATACATAATACTACAAGAGAGAATACTAAAAAAGAATATATATATAACAGAGATTTAATTGACTTTGAAAAGTTTTGGAAAGGCTTACAAGGTAGAAAACTTCATAAGCCTTCTGCTTTGAAAGCATACACTCAGATAGATACCGAGTTATCGGCAGAAGAGTTAGCTCAAAAGTTTAATGATCTGTTACATTCCAGAGAAGAAAAGTTTGTTCCTTATCCTGTAAAGTGGCTCAAGAACGAAGGATGGAATGATGAAGTAAAAGAAGAATCTTCTGGCAAAGCATGGGTGTCGGATTCGGGAGTTTACAGAGATGCTGATGGTTACATTATATCAAAAGAAGAATACGAACAAATTCACAAATAAGTTGAAAAACCTATTCAGATTTTTTATAATATGGAGGAATCATGACTACAAATGAAGTACAAGATACTCTACTTTCAGATAAAGAGTTAGAGGTAAAAATAATCAGAGATGCATTACACATGCATAAACTTTGGTTTAAAGATGGCAGAATTATGCCTCGCTATCTTAATAAGCTATTAGAGCTAATGGATAAATACGAAAACAAAGAAACCGAAATCTTAACCAAATACAATTTATCTGGAGATATTTATGACACAACCACAGATTAATACAGAATTACAAGAATCTAATCACAATAAAATTCTTCCTTATTTGCAAAGATTAACCAACATAAACCTCACGATACTTAAAGGCAGATTAGAAAGAGGCATGTATTTGTCTAAGATCAAAGTTGATAAGATTTATCAAGGTTATGATGGTTGGGTTCATACTTGGGCAGAGTTTTTAGACAACATTGGAATAGCAAGAGAGACAGCAAGACAAGACATGGAAATCTATGCTGAATTTGCAAGTTATGTTCAAGCTAATCCTAAACTAGCAGAAACTTTAACCTATGAAAGATTAGTTAGATTATTGCCAGTAGTGAAATCTAATCCAGACATAAAACCAGCAGTAGTTGAAATGGCAGCAACAGCAAGTAGGTTTGATTTTGACAACAATGTAAAAGAACTAAAAGGGCAAACTCCAGATGATAAATGTGTTAATCCTAGTGATTGCACAAGTCCAAAGATAATCTTGGAGAGATGCCAAATATGTGGGGTGACTTATCGCAGGAAAGACTTGGAATAGAGGATTTGAAATGAACAATAAATTTATAGAAGAACATTCATTAGATTATGTAGATTTTATAAGAGGAAAACAATGTTGTGTATCTGGCAATCATGTAGCAGATCCACATCATCTACATGCTATAGGCATGGGTGCAAACAGACAAAAGCCTAATGCTAGGCACTTCACTTGTGTGCCTTTAAGTAGAGAGATGCACACAGAGTTACATCAAATAGGAATGAACAGGTTTCAAGATAAATACAAAGTTGATCTTTGGCAAGAAGCATACTATTTTTTTATAAACTTCTTAGTACAAAAAGGAATTGTAGAATGAACACAACAGAGCAAAAGTTTTATGCACTATTAACATCTATAGAAGATAAGCTAAATACACTAATAGAGCTACAAAAACCAATCAAAACTATCACAAAAAAACCAGTTAAAAAGCCTGTCAAAAGAAAGAAAACTTGACAATCGTTATTCATTATCTAGTCTTATAGAATATGGCTTTAAAAATATCCACAAAAAAACTCAAAGAACTTATAGTCAAGCATCATGGAATTGTAAAGAAAGTCTGTGAATCAGCAGAGATCTCAAGACAATCTTTCTATGATCGTTTAGAAAGACATCCTGAATTGAAGCAAATATTAGCTGATGCAAGAGAAATAACGATAGATGTAGCTGAATCAAAACTATTTAAGTTAATAGAAGAAGGTCATTATCCAAGTATAAGATTTTATTTGGAAACACAAGGTAAGCATAAAGGTTACACAATAAAACAAGAAGTAACTAACACTCATACAATCAAAAACATTTTAGAAGTACCAGAGATGCAGAGTTATGAGCCAGACATTGATGAAATCAGAGAACACTAATGTTCTCTTTACACCAACAAAAAAACAGCTTGAGTTTTTAAAAGCAGGTCCAATATTTGAAGTAGCATATCTTGGTGGTGCAGGTAGTGGTAAATCATCTGTGCTTTTAGTTGATGCAGTTCGACAGATGAATGAACCAGATGCAAAAGCAGTTGTGTTTAGAAGAACCACTAAAGAATTACGACAGCTAATCGATTATTCACAAATGTGGTATCCAAAACTTAACGGAAAATGGAATCAACATGGTTCATTCTGGCAATTTCCTAGTGGTGGTAAAATATTTTTTTCACACATGGAAACAGCACAAGATAAATATCAGCATGATGGTCAAGAATATTCTGCTGGTGTTTTTTTTGATGAAATAACTTCTTTTGAAGAAGAGCAGTACTTATATCTACATTCAAGATGTCGTACGACTAATCCTAAATTAGTTCCAAGAGTTAGATGCACAGGAACTCCAGTTGGCAGATATGTTGACTGGGTTCGTAAAAGATTTGTAGAACCAGGTGCATACAAGATACATAAAGATTCAGAAACAGAGCTTTCAAGACTATATATACCTGCAAACTTAGATGATAATCCATATTTAAAAAATACAGACAAAGGATATGAAGCCAGACTTAAACAGCAGGGAACAAAAATTTATAATGCTTTAAGATATGGTGATTGGACTAAGATCGAAGGAGTTTGCTTTCCAGAACTTTCTCCACAAGTTCATCTAATTTCATCATATACACCAGAGAGTTCAGATGTAATTATTAGAGGATTTGACTATGGATTTTCTGCACCATTTGCAACTGTTTGGATTGCCTTTACCAATGATAGAAGAATGATTGTTTTTAAAGAATATATTGGCACACCTGATGGTAGCAATAAAGGACTACAGTTACCAGCTAATGAAGTTGCTAGAAATATAGCATCTATGGAAAAAGCATGGAACATGTTTCCAATGTATTGTCCTTCAGATGTATCTATGTGGAACAGACACAATACTGGTCAATCGATTGCAGAAATATTTGAATCAGAAGGACTAACAATGCACAGAGCAAACAATGATAGAATTTATGGTACACAACAATTGCACATGAGATTAGCAGATCAACAAGATACGGGTAAGCCAAGTTTGTTTATAACTGAAGATTGCCCTTTAACATTCAAGGCTCTACAGCAAGTTGGCATTGATAAAAGAAACATTGAAACTTATGATACTACTGGATTTGACCACCCAGTAGATGCTTTAAGGTATGGAATAGTAGAAATACCAGTCGGAGAAGGAGCAGCTAGTACCCCAGTAGAAACATTTGGCGATAGAATATCTTCTAATATGCCTTTTTAACCTTTACTTTCAGGTACAATTAAAATAAACTATTGTGTAATGGCTTTACTTGACAAGATTACTAAATTATTTCAACCACAAGAACAACCTAAAGTAAGACTAGGAGAACTTGCTAGTTCAGAATCTAAACTAGCTTATAAAACAGGGATTATACCATACAACCCAGATACATTGGTATCAAGAAAGGGTATGCAAATATATGACCAGATGAGAATTGATGATATGGTTAAGTCCTCATTAAGCCTTAAAAAGTTTGCAACATTAGCACCTAATTTTAAAATTGTACCTGCATCAGACAGCACTTCAGATAGAGAGATTGCAGACTTTGTTAATTATACAATAATGGAAATGGAAGGCTCAATGAATGATGCCTTGTTTCAAATTATGTCAGCTTTAGACTATGGTTATTCTATAACAGAAATTAATTACAAACTATATGAATCTGGACCTTTTGCAAACAAAGTTGGTCTTAAAAACTTAAAGACTAAAAGACCACATTGGTACGAATTTAAAGTAGATAAATTTAGCAACTTAAAGAAAAGAGGAATAATTTATACATTCGAAGGATTAGAACAAAAATTACCAACTAACAAGTTTTTAATATTTAGTTACAACAAAGAGTTTGGTAATCATTATGGACAGTCAGACCTTAGAGCAGCTTATAGAGCTTTTTGGTCCAAAGACACAATTATAAAGTTTTGGAATATTTATTTAGAAAGATTTGCTAATCCAACTGTGTTAGGTAAATATAGAAACAATGACCCAAATACAACTGTTAATTTAAGAAACATACTTGATAATCTAACTGCAAAAACATCTATCACACATAGAATTGATGAATTCGACATTAGTTTCTTAGAGCCATCAAGGAGTTCAACTGATGACTTTAAAACTGCAATTAATTATTATGATAAATCTATTGCTCGTTCTATTCTTATCCCTGATAGGCTAGTAGCCGAAGGACAGTTCGGAGCTTACTCACAAGCAAAAGTGCATTTTGATGTTTTCTTATATGTTCTTGGAAAGCTTAGACAAGACTTAGAAGAAATCGTTATGCAAGAACAATTAATCAAAAACATAGTTCAAATAAACTACGGCAATGTAGCATTACCTAAGTTTCAATTTAATCCAATGACTGATGACCAAAAACTAGAACTCAATCAGTTATTCGTAGATGCAGTATCTAAAGGTGTAGTTCAAGCAACAGCACTAGACCAAAATGCTATAAGAGAAAACCTACATTTTCCAACAGTAGATTCTATAAAAGATCCAGCTCCTCAAGAAGGTTTAGGAGAAGAGCCAATTGCCGAAGATGATGATCTTGAAGATTCTGAAGAAGTGATTATCTCTAATAATAGTCAGGTAGATTTAAGACCTACCGAAGCTATGCAAAAAGAAGGAGAGAGAGCACTAGAATGGAGAAAAGAATTTGGAAGGGGTGGAACTGCCGTTGGGATAGCTCGAGCAGCACAATTGAAAAACAGAGAGAATCTTTCGCCAAGTACAGTCAAGCGAATGAAGAGTTTCTTCGCCAGGCACGAAGTAGACAAAAAAGCAGAAGGGTTCAGACCAGGAGAGAAGGGTTATCCAAGTAACGGAAGAATTGCTTGGGCAATGTGGGGTGGCGATCCTGGACAATCTTGGTCTAATAACAAAGTAAGACAATTAGAAAATCGCCCTAATTCTGACAATCAAGAATCAGTAGATTATAGTGCTAGAGATGAAGCACTTAAAAAGAAAGTAACAGATCATAATGAAAAATATGGCGATACTAAAACAAAAAGAACAACACTTAGGACACTTCAAGTCGTATACAACAGAGGAATTGGAGCTTACAGGACAAATCCTGGAAGTGTAAGACCTACTGTAACATCATCACAACAATGGGCACTTGCAAGAGTAAATAGTTATCTATATGCACTTCGCAATGGTCGCTTTCGTTCTGGTAAACACGACACCGATTTATTCCCGAAAGGACATTCACTTAGTTCAAAATGACAAATGTAGCATCAATTACCATAAATGAGCCATCAATACAAGCTCAATCTTTTGATAAAATTGATATAAGGTGTTACAATTGTAATAAATTGTTAGGAAAATCTGCTGTCAAGCAATTCCTACAAATTGAAATAAAATGTCCGAGATGTCGGGTAGTAAATGAGGTGTAAATATGCCAGGAATACATGGTAAAGACAAAGAAAAGGAAATGGGTGCAATGCTCAGACCTGAAGTACAAGAAAGAATGACTAGAGAAGAGCTTTATGCTATGGAAGATATTTATTCTACAGCAGAAAAAGCAGAAGCTAGAGCTAAAGAAATGGGTGGTGAAGGTTCACATCCTCATGTTCATATTATTGATGATGAGGAAGTAACTGTATATATGCCTTTTCCTTCACATGATGCTTACATGGAAGCCAAAGAAAAAATGAAAGACATGATGGATAAAGATAAAGAGATGGGTGCACACGAAGATGACAAAGACATGGGTGCTCATGAAGATGAAGAAAAAATGGCAATTACACCTAGAGATGTTCACACAGAAAAACCAATCGGCTCTTATGCACAATCTGACTGCGATTGTGATGAAAACAAAGAGGTATGCGATTGTAAAGAAGAACAAAAGAACAATGCAGTCGAACAAACTTATAACCTTAATGGTGTCGAAATATTTTCAACTGGTGTTTGGAATGGCGACAAATACTCTGAGAAGGACCTAGATGCCATGATAGAAAACTTTGATGATGTGGGCTTTGAACCACCCATCAAACTAGGACATAATGAGGAACAATCTGAGTTGCAAGATGGACAACCTGCTCTTGGTTATATCTCCAAAATCTATAAGGTAGGTAGTAAACTCGTTGCTGATTTCAAAGAACTTCCTAAGAA